GGCAAATAGGCCGGTCAGCCCGGTATATTTCGACAGGTTCGGGCCAAAAAGATTGCCAATCCAACTGAAGAGACCACCGCCGCCGCCAGCTGCTGCTGCTGGAGCCGCTGGAAAGAAGCTGGTCGACAGACTCTGTCCGATCTTTCCGAGACCGCCTCCAAGTGTATCGAGGCCTTTGGTTGCTGAGCCTGCAGCTTCCGCGAGCTTTCCCACCGCCTCACTGGCCACACCGGCGCCGCCCGTTCCAATACCCTGCCAATTACTGATTCCGGCTTTGCCAGCGCCGTACCAGGCGCCCCAACCATTCCGTGAGGCATGATCGAGTGCGAAGTCTGTGGCGGCAGGGCCGTTGGCAGCAAGCGCCGGATCGAGGCCAGTCTTTGCCATGAACTCATTGCCGAGACCGCCACCCTTATAAAGCTGGAACGGGCCGTAGGACTGCTCACGCACGCCGTTCTTGTAATAGTTCGACTGCAGATTCCAGCTGTTGAGACCACCTTCCGACTGCGCAACGCGAAGGGCGATATTCGGATCAATGCCGCGCTTGATCGCACCATCTCGGATATAAGCCGCAATGTCGGTCGTCGGGACACTGGCAAGACCGGAGAAGCCGCCGGCCACATTATCGTTGGCGACGGAGAGACCGCCGCCAGCGCCGACAATCTGCCCGAGGGTGGTATTCGCGCCCGTGAAGCCGATGCCTTTATTGAGCAGGCCGGCACTCGGCTGTCCCATGATCGCGTTGACAATGGCGGTGGATGCAAACTGCGCAAACTTATCCCAAGCCTGCGAGGCCGCATTCATCATCGAATTGCTAAGCCCCTCGATCAGGGCCTTGCCGAGATCGCCACTGTTATTGCGCAGCGACGTGCCGAAATCGGTGAAGAAGCCCTTGAATACGCCACCAACTTCGGCGCGGCGCTTTTCTTCCAAAAGGACGTCTCGGGACCAATACGGCGTGCTGGTCGTAAAATTCGGCAGATCGGACTCGCGCTCGAAGTAGTTCGGGCGCTGGCCGGGAATTGGAACATTGACCATTCGGCCATCAGAATTGAGGATGGTTGGCGCTACAGGTGTTCCCGGCAATCCCTCAAGCTCGATCTTTGGACGCCACTGGATGGTCGGCCCATTCAGCGGCAGATCGGGATCTGACGACCCCTGCATCGGCCCGTCAGTATTGCCGATCAAGCCAGCGCCGCGCCAGGTGCGAGGATCGTTCAGCGCCTTGTTCATCGCCATACCGACCCGGCCGGCCTCGTCGCGTGCATCGACCATCGCACCTATTGCGGCGCGGATCTTGTTCGCGATGACTTCGAAGCCATTGCCGAAGGCAGCAACGTCGGGCGAGCCAAGCTTCATCGCATTGTTCAAGGCGGTTTGAGCCGCGTTCAAATCGGCCGAGGTCGCCGTACCTTCCGCCAGATTCTGCACCAGCGTCTGGAATTTCGAGGTCAGATCCTCAACAACAGCAATATTGTCGGGATTGCCGCTGAGCGTCAGGATCATCCGCTCGTACTCGTCGGTGACCCTCCCAATCGCCTTTTGTGCATCTTCGAACTGCGCCTTGGCGACCGCTTCACCGGCAGCGCCAGCGTCCCGCAGTTGCTGAACACGCTCCAGCTCGTCGGCATAGGCCTTCAGAGCCGGAGTTGCATCGCCCCACTGTCTGGCAACGCGGGTGATCAGCTCATTCTGCTTTTGCAGCTCTTCGCTGATCTTCTCGCCGCCACTCCACGACGAGACGTACTGGATAAGAGCGGCAGCACCCGCTGTCAGACCGATCGTCACCAGCGAGACAGGACTGACCAGTGATGCGAACGCGGACGCAAGGCCAGCGACCGGCCGTTCCATTGATCCGACGACAGACGCGAGCTGTGTACCCTGCTGCAGGCCGATCATCAGAGGGCTCATGCCCATTGCCGCAGTCACAGCAATATCCTGGAACTGATATGCCGCATTTGCAGCGTTGAAGTTCTGGCCGCCTTCGGTCGCGGTGCCCGTGATGCCGCCGAGAAGACCACCCTGCCGGTTCACGTTGGCGGGCGCAATATTGCGCTGCGCCGTCAGCTTGGAATTGGCCTGCTCGATCGCGTGTGCAAGGTCGAGCTGCCCGCGCTGCGCGATGCGCGAGGCGTCCGCCATCAATCCGTATTTCCGGTAAATGCCGTCAAGAATGACCGTTGCTTCGGACATCTGAACCTTGCCAAGCTCAACCCCACGCGTCAGCTGATTGATCGCCTGATTGAACCTCTGCGAAGAGGCATAGCCATCAACGTACTGGCGCGAGAGCCGGGACAGGATATCGCCCGCCTGACTGATCTTCGTCGAGTTCTCGGCAACGGTTCGGCCGGTTTCGCCGAGTGCTGCATTTGCCTGACGGCCAGATACTGCCATCTGCCGGTCGGCAGCCACCTTCTGCTGTGCCGCAGAGGTATACTGCGACGCATCCATATCGGCGGTAACCCGCAACGTGCGAAGTTCGGTTGCCACGGCAAATCCTGTCGAAAATCAGCGCCTGGCGTCTTCGTTCGCCCTGCGCTGCCGGTCAGCTTCATCCTGCTCGCGACGCCATGAGAGCCATTCGCCATCGAGCGCATTCATGAAAATCTGGAAATCAGTGAACTCGTTCAGCGATAACTGATGATCCCGCGCCCACTGGCTGAGTGCGGAATAGTAGATCGGCCCTTCACCGCCCATGGCGCCATAGAACCGATCATACTGGAGGGCATCGAACGCCCGGAAATACAGGTCGTGCCACCGTTGCGGCTCGAAGTCGTCACCGAGCCGAATCTGGGGGCGGAGCCATTCGTTGTCAGGATCCTGTGCGTAGAGCTCCCACAACCATTCGAGCATTTCGGCCGAAAGCTTCGGCCCGGATAGGCGCGCTCGAAACGCCCGCCTTAGTTTTTTACTTCGTCCTCGACGAACTCGATATCGGTCGCTGACATCGTTCCGGCGCAGTATTCAACCGCAGCGATGACGTTGCGATACTCCGGATCCGACATGATCTCGGAGGCGACTTCGGGCGAGTAATCGACATCGAGGCCGCGCCACCCATGCAGGATGTGGCGGGCGTAGAGTTTGCCCATCTCAACCGTCAGGATGCGCGGCGGGATCGTGCCGCCTTTGTGCTGCTTGCCAAGGCGACGATAGAGAAGGTCGCGAGCGGTTGTGAATGATGGGAGATGGAGAGACGAGACATTGAATTCGACACCCGGCCAATCGGGGAATGGAACCCAATCGCCCTTTTCCTCGCGGGCCAGATCTGCCTTGAGGGACAACAGTTTTACGGTCATGTCGACGAGCCTTCTTTCCCGGTCTTAGCGGCAGGCGCGGCCAGACCTTTTTGCTTGATGAGGGCGATGTAGGTGGCAGGGAGGGGTGAGCTGCGCACCCCGGCCTTAAAGCGAACCGGCGTCTTCCCGTCAGGATAACCGGTGAACGACACCGCCGGGACAAAGGTCGATACGGCGGCTTTGCGCGTCATGGGACAGCTCGGGTGATCGTGATGGAGCCGGCAGCCGTTGAATCGAAATAGGCCTGATACGGAACTTCCATCATTACAGCCTGGCCGTTACCGCCAACGACCGGGCCGCCGTCGAGAAGCTTGGTCCGGGCCAGCGCCACCGTGTATTTCTCGTTGGCCGCGTTACCGATGGTGAAGGACACGCCCACATCATCGTGATCGAGGACGGCCTGATAGGCGTCGAGGTTCTCGAAATACGTTGTGAGTGAACCAGTTACCTCGAAGCGACCGAGGCCATGGGAGTATGGCTCATAGGCACCGACAACATCGTTCTGGTAGATGTTGTTGGCGATGCGCATCGTCATCGCCTGGATTTTCGGACCGTTGGTCAAGCCGCTGAAGGCCAGGTTAGCAACATTCAGACCGGCATTCATGACCGGCGTCGTGGTCGGATCGGCATAGGTTGCGCCGGCAATGATCGCAGCTGTCGGATCAGGGCTTCCGAGACCCATGATGCCCCAGTTGGCCTGAACCGACTGGCGAGCGCGTAGTGTCAGATCCAGCGTGTTGAAGCGGCAACCACGATAGCGGATGAAGCTCTGCGCTACACCCTGATTGAACGTCAACTCCAGCGAGCCGGTCTTATGCTCGATGCCATTGACCAAGACATCATCATCCCAGGTCGAGCACAGAAGACGCTCTAACCATTTGTCGAAGGTGCCGTAGGAAAGCAGGGTGTTGATCGAACCCTGAACCGAGCGGCCGACATCGACGATCGAGCCGACGTTGCGGTCGGCGCGGATTTCGTTCGGAATGTCGGTTTGCTTGGAAATACGAACGTCGGACGAGACGTAACGCATGATCTGAAAAGATGGGTTCGCGGGAATCTGCCCGGTGATGGCTTCCGGCACATCGGCAAGGCGCACCTGACTTCCGTCGGCGACAGTCATGGTAGTCTCCTAAAGTTGGGTAACGATCAGACGGTGTAGTCGCGCCGCGACCAGTGAATGGACGCCGTCAACGCCCAATAGTTTGGAAAGTCCCGGCCGGGGTCACCGACGCCGATCGACATCTCCGGCATGTCGAGACCGGCGACATCACGCTCACGAAACAGCGCCAGAAGATTTCCGGCGATCTCGCGGGCATCACGACTGCCCGTTCCATCCGGCGTCATCACATGCAGGTAGGTGACACCCTCTTCCTGCCAGAGGTTGGCACCAGGAGCACCCACGGTTCGCTGATCGTAAGTGTCGCCGAAGATCTCGACGTAAACGAACGGGGCAGGATCGTCGGCGGCATTGTACGGATCATTCTCGAAGACGATATCGGTCTGCGCCCATGAAGAAGTTAGGCGTTCATGGAATGCGTCAAAGGTTGCCAGACTGGCCATACCTAAACCTGCGTGATGACGATTGATGGATAGGTGATCGGCATACCTGCCT